TAGTTTGGCCAATAAGTGAGCGGGGTGGAAATGACACAAGAGCGATTGATGACGTTTGACGGCATAACGTGCAACGCAGATGCGCTGGGCGAGTTGCTAGGCGTGACGCGAGAAACCATTGCACGCTTTGCAAAGGTTGATGGAATGCCGAAAGGCGGGCGCGGTGTTTACCCGGTTGCCGAATGCGTGAATTGGTGCATAGACCGCGAGCGCAACAAGGGCAGCAACGAAAGCCCAGCAGACAAGCAGGCGCGGATTGATTTAAATGAGCAGCAAACGCTTAAAATCAAACTACAAAACCAGCAGAGCTTGTTGGAAATGTTGCCGGTTGATATGGTCCGGGGCGCGTTGTTCAAGGCCGTATCATCATTGGCCAGCGAGCTAGAAGGCGTGGCCGCAAGAATTGCGCCAGAACTAATTGACATTGACCAACCAGCGGAAATGCAAGGCAGGCTACGCGATGAGCTACGACAAATTCGAGACACTTACGCCACAACGCTTGGCACTATCGCAGGCGATATTGTCAGCGGCAACGATAGTAAGGCCGCCGCCAAATCGTAACGCTGGACAGTGGGCAGACGCCGAGCGAGTATTACCTAACTCAGCGCCGGAGCCTGGCAAGTGGCGAACAGACCGTGCGCCGTTTTGGTGGCCAATATACGAGGCTTTCAGCGCCCCCAATATTGAAGATATAAGCGTGGTTTGTGGTGCCCAGATGGGCAAGACCGAGGCAATATTTAACGTTATAGGTCATCGCATGGACGATGGGCCTTATTGCCCGGCGTTGTATATTGGGCCGACAGAAAAAAACGTTAAGTCGATGTCGAAGGACCGCGTGAGCACGATGCTGGAAACCAGCGAAAGCCTAAGCGGCAAGCTAGAGAAAGGACAGCGCAACGGTGTTTTTGAGAAATGGATAGCAGGCGTTAGGCTGGGCTTTGCCTGGGCGGGCAGTGCTACCGAGCTTGCGAGTCATCCGGCAGGGCTAGTGCTGATTGATGAAGTTGACCGCATGGGCCGCGATACTGGCGGCGAAGGCGATCCGATCTCACTAGCCGAGGCCCGAACCAAGAACTATGCCAACAGAAAGCGCGGCAAATTCTCAACGCCAACGATAGAAGGCGGCAGCGCAATATGGGATTTACTAGAATCCAGCGCGATGTTTTTTTGGGCATGGCATTGCAAGCATTGTAAGGCAGCGTTTGTGCCTCAGTTATCGTTGTTAATATGGCCCGAAGGCAGCAACATAGAAAAGGCCGCAGACGCAGCGCAAGTGGTTTGCCCGCATTGCGGCGGCGTGCATGATACTAAAGACAAAAACAAACTAAACGCAGGCGGGCGTTATTTGCGTATGCGCAGGCTTGGCGACCGCGAGGCAGTGCCCGAAGGCCGGCAGGTTGTGCTTGATTATTACGTTGAGTCAGAAGAAAACGAGCCAGCAAAGGCCGTTGGCTTTTGGATTAGCGGGCTTGCATCGCCTTGGGCGTCGTTTTATGACATAGCTAGCCAAGTATTGAAGGCCGAAAAGTCCGGCGATCCGAACAAGATACAAGCTATTGTTAATACCTATGGCGGTGAAGTTTACCGATTAAAAGGCGACGCACCAGATTGGGAAGAAGTAGCAGCGTGCAAACGCGAATACCCGCCAAAGGTTATGCCAGATCAGCAGTGCCAGCTCATTACCATAGGGGCCGACGTGCAAAAGAATGGCATATATTATGTGGTGCGGGGGTGGGGCGCAGACAATACAAGCTGGCTGATAGATCACGATTATCTAGCAGGCGATACCGAATTCGACAACGTTTGGATTGCCTTAAACTCTATTTTGCAGCGCGAGTACAGCGGCAAGGCGGTATTTAGAGCGTTTATTGACTCAGGCTACAGGCCCGGCGACGTTCATGTGCGGCCCGACCATGCGGTTTATACGTTTTGTCGAAACTTGGGCATAGGGAAAGCGTTCCCGACCAAAGGCCGGCAGACGATGGAAACGCCAATAAGTAACCGCGACATCGACTACAGCTACGGCGGCAAGCTAGTAAAGCGCGGCGTAAAGCTATTTAACATCAATACCGACTATTTCAAGCGCTGGGTTCACGCGCGGATTAAATGGCCAAGCGATGCAGAGAGCGGCGGATGGTTTTTGCACAACGAAACCAGCGAGGAATATTGCCGCCAGGTTGTTGCAGAGGAATTGGTTATAACCGAGCAAGGCCGGGCAATATGGGTGGCGCGGGATAAGGATAACCATTATTTTGATTGTGAAGTGCTCGCAGCAGCAGCGGCTTACAGCTTAAACAGCCATACGCTGCGCAAGGTGGTTGGTAAGGTCGAGCGCAAAGTTCAGCAGGGCCAAGCTAAAATAGCCCGCAGGCCGGTGCAAAATTCAAGCTACCAGCGCAAATCATTGTTTTAATCGGTAGTTTTCAGGGCAGAAAAATACTTTTGTTTTTTTATTTGTGACAGTGACAGCTGTGACAGTTGTGACAGTGCGCGGAAGTTGGTATTACTCCGGTTTTCTTTACTCACTCCCTAGAGGGTGGGTAATGCCAAGACCTAACTACACCGAGTTAATTCTGGGTTTTGGACACTTAGGACACTTGCTCAGTTATAGAGGGTCAATAAATCCTAATGACCGTATAAAAGGTAACAGGTGTCCAAGGTGTCCATTTAGCCCAGACCTAACTACACCGAGTTAATTCTGGGGTACAAAAAGCGGCTTTTGTGATATGCCATTATCACAAGCTAAAAACCTAAAGTTATAAAAACAAACAAAGCCTATTCTTTTTTGATATAAAGCAATCCTCACACTAGAGGCGTGCTTTTATGGCTCAGACATTAGCTGGAATTCAGGCGAAAATAGCAGAGGTTGAGGCGGCAATAACCAAAACCGTCACAGCGCAAAGCTACGGCAAGGGCGACAAGTCAGTACAGCGCGCCCAGCTTGCAGAGCTACAAACGATGTTGTCGAGCCTAAGACGCGACGAAGCTATATTTGAAGCAAGGGCCAACGGCAGCAAAACCGGCATATTGACGGCGGCTTTTCATTAATGAAGGGTTTGGACTTTGTCGCCAAGATAGCGCCAGGCTATGCAGCTAAGCGCGCAAAAAGTCACCGCGAGTACCAGCTACAGAGCGCAATGAATGAGGCCGCGAGGCTTTATGACGCAGCGACAAACACACAATACCGCAAGCCAGTTGTCGGCGCGGGAATGTCGCCCAATGCGATCGTTGATAACGCAGGCACAAGGCTGCGCGATTTAGCGCGATACCTAGAAGAAAATCACGATCTAACCAACGCCATATTCGATGACTTGTTGAACAATATCATCGGCGCGGGCGCGTCCAAAGTTCCACAAATTAAACTAGCCAACGGCGAGCTTGCGACCGATGTTAATAACCGGGCATTAGAGCTTTACGACGAGTGGGCACAGTCGCCAGATACAACGGGCGAGTTTGGCTTTGAACAAATGGAGCGCATGGTTGCACGCCACGTATTCCGTGATGGCGAGATATTCTTGCGCCCGATTATCAATAACGCGGGCTTTGCATATAAGACGCAAGTGCCGTATGCCGTCGATATGCTCGATGCTGATTATTGCCCGCTCGATTTATTAGTTACAGGTAATAACGTTATTCAAGGCATCGAGTGCAACGAATGGGGCGCACCGACAGCGTACTATTTTTACAAATCGCATCCTGGCGAAGTTATTAGCACAACAGTAACGATGTTGAGCGAAACCCAGCGCATTGAGGCGGCAGGCGTTTACCACCTTAAATACGTCAAGCGATTGCGTCAGCGCCGAGGCGTGCCATTGATACACAGCGTCATCGACCGGATGCGTGATATTAAAGACTACGAAGAAAGCGAGCGCATCGCGGCTAAGGTTGCCGCGAGCATGACGTTTGCAATTACCAAAAGCGGCTAAGCGTCAGCACCAACCGCAGTTAATACGGATGGCAATCGCGAGTTTGGAATGGCACCCGGCATGGGTTTTGAGTT